GGGCTCGATAGCAATGATACGGGGGCCTTTTAGTGTTTTGGGAACAAGCGTAACCCTAACGGGCTGTTCTTGTTCAGGTGGAACAATAGTCACACGCTCGAGCTCACGCTCGACGTCACTGGTTATAACACCAGCTTCATCAAGGTGGAAGTAGGGCTCAAGCCTACTGTGCCATCTCCGCCAAATGTATTTCTGATTACCAGAAATCCTATCGGCGGTGGCTCCGGGACCGTGCCGAGGAGTAAACATGCTACAAGATAACTTATGTAACATGTTGCCCCAAAGCACAGAAGAGACAAGCTCAAAATGAGCAAGATCTTCTGTCGGTAGCCCAAAGTCACTAAAAGACGACTCAATATTGGCGAAGTTAACGACAGCGGCCGCTTCCCTAGCGGGCGTGCAGCCAATCTCCACTTTCTTGAACGCAAGGCAGATTTGCCTAATAGCGCCAATAAAAGTGGGAGTGTCAGTTGCAGAATTAAATTCGTCATATAACCTTCCTGTCTCCAAATCAAAGATCCGTGCGAGCATACCTTGTAAAAAAACAGGGATTGCTCGATATTTTCGAAACATTCGAAAATGTTCCGGCAAAATACGGCCAACCGCAAGGGCCTGTTCAAGGTCCCTAGCAAAGTTGGGTAGGGTAATTGTCAAAAACGACAATCCCTCATCTTTGACACGCGATCGTATTGTTTTTAGATCGCGCTTAAAGGAGACGTTAGCAGCGCATTGTGCGTAACCGTCAATGACGATAACACGCACAACCTCGAGTAAGTCACTTTCGTCGCTTTTCATGTTACCTCCATGCAAACAGGAGGGACACATCGAGCTGCGACATTCGCCTTAGATGGGGGATAGCCCCCACCTAGCAGTTACAACGCTAGTCAGGAGCAGACTTAGTCTGATGAACAGATGCAGTCTTTGACTTAATCACTTTCGGCTTACGAGAAGCTGTGGGTGTGGGGTTCTTAAGAGGTGGATCCAAATTTTGTTTGGAAACTTCCTCTTTAAAGGCTCCAATCAAAGACTCAATATCTCGAGACTTCTGAATGAGCCGGTCGGCCTTACCATTACTGTTAAGGACTTCCAAAGACTCTTCAAAAAGTCTCAAGGCTGAGAGAAATTTATTCAGCTTTGGCAAAGTTCACATCCTTTCTCGGAATTAAGATTCCCGAGCGAAGATCTTATCCTGATTTGCTGCAAGCGCATGCCAAGTATTAAACCCGGCAAGTTGGTCTTTCTGCTCCGTTGACGAGAACCCAAAAGTTGGGCGCTCAGCAACGTTGTAGGTCGTCAATATCTCATAGTCATTAACTGACGTGAGAGGATCGGCGACAACCTTCTTAAAGTCTAGTCTCGCAACTGAACGGATATAATCTTTCTTATTCCGCTTCACAATTTCATGTGAAATGGTAAGAGTATAGATTCCATCCGATGTCGCATAAGTGGAAGAAGTTCCACTAGTGGACAGGCGCCCTAGAACTTTTGCGTTTCCTGCTATAGTAACTGTAATTGGGTCTGCGAATGCCACAGTTGACCTCCAAGGTTAATTGACTGGTTTAACGCAGATCGGCATCCAAGGTGTCAAGCTTGAATACGTAAAACACTGCGTTCTCAACTTACAACAGTCGGCTTAAGCCTAGTGCTGCAAGTATAGAATATTGAACAGCAGATAAAGAATTACTGTTCAGGCCGAAACCAAAAGGAGACCCCGCCCTATCACGCTGCTTAGAAACGATGTATCGTTGCCAAGAAACAGCGTGAGTTCCAGAGTAAAGAAACATAGTTTGGGTAAAAACCAAACGTTTAGTTCTCTGGAGCATAAGGTAGAGGTTCTTGGACACAACGCCGTCTGAAAAGGCGGCCTGGTACTGATCAATCACATTACCTAAATTGGTATAGTAGTTGGCCAACCATGTCCAAGGGGTAATCTTGTACAAAAGAGCCGGGTTGATACGGGCGCCATAAAGCGTAAAAGCTTGCTGGAGACGGTTCATATTAGAATCGTAATCAGCTAGCGACCGATCAAACTCGGGACGGTAATACTTATAGTCGCCGGTCATCCAAACACGTTTAGTAATAACCGTGTCGAACGACCAACGGCCAGTAGCACCGCCACTGGGAACACACAACTGATCAACCAAAGGGCCAGATGGAGAAACTCTCCACCCGGTTCCAGATGATTGAGGTAGTATGGTCTCAGTTTCTTCAATCTTACGGACCACATGATCCCACTGGTCGTTACGATCAGAACGATCGGCAACGTACCGAGAGAAATCTTTGGTAACGCGAATAGCGTCACCAACGTCTTTCACAAGTGGCATCCATCCGAACTCAATTCCTAGGAATTTCTCAGCGACACCTTTAGGCGTCATTGAGGGGGAACTTTTTGACCCCCCAAGGTCGAGCCAAGAATCACGAAGTGATCTTGATACGTCCTTGAGAAGCTTAGGTATCTCCCGGGCCTCAGCAATAGCTTGGCCCAAGTCAGCTTCGGATATCTTCGGCCTAATTTTAGAGGCCGCCGTATAGTAGTCTCCCAAAGCAGGATTAACTGTTGGATCAGCGATCAGATTACCGGCAGAACCGTAAAGGCCTGACGAATCATCAAAACCGCTAAAATCAGGGTTATAGAACCCACCAACAAGTCGAAAGGGATTGAAACCTAACCCAGGCAGAAAAACTGGACTGGGTGAGTAATAGATACCCTTTGCCTGCATCACGAAAGGACCGAAATTCGCCTTTACACTATGAAACGGACCTCCATTCACATAGGGGGGACCCGGATGTAATTCATCACGGGTAACCTCTATCTTTTGGCAAGGATCAATGGAACTGGCTGAGCCGGAACCCTGATAAAGGTTCCATTTGCCATTGGCAAAATACTCATACCTAGAACCAAAGTTTCTTGGTGGTGGATTGGGTGTAACCCTGATCCGCTGGCGAAAACCGGATTGGAAGACAGACAAGATACTCTCCTTTCAAAAGTGACTGCATCTCAGACTCTGAGGTGCATCGAATCGAGGAGCGCGAGAG